CGCGACGTACACGATCACGATCTCCGTGGTCAACGCCTACACGGGCGCGGCCCAATTCCCCAACGCGATCAGCTTCGCAGCCGGCGCCTCCGCCACGGCTACCGCGGCCAACGCCGTGACCGCGTTCGATGCGATTTTCGGGGCCGGCGCCACGGCCACCAGCGTGGCCGGATCGGACATTACGATCACCGTCACGATCGCCGCGCCAAATCAGATCGGACAAATCGTCGTCCCTCCCGCCGCGTCCGGCGGTGGTGGCTCGGAGGACTTCGACCTCACGAGCGCGGCGCCACTCCGTGAGGCTATCCGATCGGGTGTCGTCATGGATTACGACGTGACCCCGCCTGCGTCGTTCGGCGTGAGCCCCACGGCCACCCAGGCCGGGGACGCCGTGAGCGTGGCCGAGGGCGGCCTCAGTGTCTTTGTCGCGGACCCGGGCGTGAGTGTCACCGCCGGCGCCGCGGTCTACGTGGAGACCACCGCCGGCGCGACTCAGGGCCGCGTCTACACGTCGTCCAGTGCTACCCGCTACCTCCTCCCGGGCGCCTCGTGGGTCCAGGGTGGAGTCACCCTCTCAGACGGCACCTCCGCCGCCGTGATCCAACTCCCGGAGTAATCCCATGATTCACCAAGCAAGCCGCGATCTCGTGGCAACCGTCAACGCCGCCGCGCGGGACGCCATGGCTGAGTCCATGGACTCCGCGATCCGTGCGGACGGCCACGCCGTCCCAATGAGCCCTGAGCGGGTCCTAGTCAAGCGTCACCTCCTCGCACGGGCGGACGCCCTCGGGGTGGACGTGGAGAGCCCACGCGGCCAGCGGTGGCTCCGTGAGTGTGCGCGGATCATCCTCCGCCCCTCGGAGGCCCGCGCGGACGCCGCCTACTATGACGGCACCCTCCGCACGCCCTACAGCGGATCGATCCTCATGACGCCGACACAAGATCGCGCGGACATCCTTAGCGGGATCCCCGTGCGACAGGTGGCCGCCGGCGCTAAGACCTACATGCTCCGCGGCGCGTCCGTGGCGGGTGAGGCTCAGCCCTACGCGGAGGGCCGCTCCAGCTACCCCCGCCCGTCGTATGACCTCACGGAGTCCGAGGCCCCGCTGGGGTTCTGGTGCTTTGAGATCCCGGATCGGTGGCTGTCTAGCATGTATGACAGCTTCGCCGGCCTGGACGTGGCGAGCATGGACCTCCGGGCTATGCGTACCGCGTTCACCGAGGCGGAGTACGCCACCCGGATCAGCGGATACGGCCCCCTCGGTGGTCTTTTCGGTATCGGGATCCCGGAGCTAACGAGCGCCCAGACCTACACCGGCGCCACGGCGATCCAGACGCTTTACTCGGACTTCCTCGCACTCGTGGACGAGGGCCGACTGAGCAACCCCACCGGGGGCGTCTATGACACCCTGATCATCTCGGATCGCCCGTGGTACCGCATGAGCCACAGCACCAACCTCGGGAGCGGTGGCAGCACGGACGCACAAACTCAGATCGTCGCGGCCCTCCAGGCGCGCGGGATCTCCCGGATCGTCGTGGGGCGCTCGCTCCGTGACGTGGACGGGGGGACCAACGTGGACGGGGGGCTCCTATTCCAGTCCTCGGACGAATTCGGGCTCGCTCAGGTCCGTCAGATGGGCGCCACCCCGGTCCATACCTACCAGACTGCGAACGGCTCCAACACCGTTTACGCGGCCTCGTGGGGCGGCCTGGAGTGTCCTAAGCCTGAGACGGCCCTCCTCCTCAAGCTCCCCACCTCGTGAGTGTGATCCGTGTCCGTATACGATGACGCCCGCGCCCTAGCCCCGGAGATCGGAGGACTCACGGACGCCACCTTGGCCCCGTTCCTACCGCTCGCTCAGGCTATGGTGGGCGTCTCGTGGTACGGCGCGGACTACGCCACCGCCCTAGCCCTAGCCCTGGCCCACCGCGCGATCCGCGCCCTGGCCAATTCGGGCGGGACCTCCGGAGGAGGCACGATCGGCGGCGGGACCGTGGGACCCCTCACGGCCGCCTCCAACCGCGCCGCCTCCGTGAGCTACGGGACGCCCCTCGGGGCGTCGTCCGGCTACCTCTCCGCCGCGGACGCGGACCTGATGCTCACGGCGCCCGGTCAAGCCCTCCGCGTCCTCCGGGACAGTAAGAGCGGCAACAGCCCACAGGTGATCCTGTGAGTGAGCCGCGCCGTGTCTCGGACGTGATCCGGGACCTGGAGGCCCTGGCCGGATTTGAGATCCGACTCGGGATCCAGGGTAACCTGGCCAGCGCCCTCAAGACCTGGACGGGGCCGAACGGCCAGATCGAGACCGATCCCAATTTAACCCTCGTGGAGGTGGCCGTGGCCCTGGAGTACGGGGACGCCACCACCCCGGAATACGCGCCGTATCGGACGGCCGCGGAGGTAGACGGCCCCCGGTGGTTACGTGCTACCCGGACGCGGATCCAGTCCTACGCTGAGACCGGGGACGCCGCGGCCCTGGAGACCGGTCTCCGTCAGGTGGCGGTGGCCATGGTCCAAGACCAGAAAGCCACGATCGTCGAGATCGATCAGCCGCCCAACAGCCAAGAGACGATCAACCGTAAAGGGTCGGACAACCCCATGATCGACACGGGGCAATTCCTCAACTCACAGCGCGCCGTCCTCGTGATCCCCGGCGCGCCTCCCTTTGTAGCCGGGTAACCCATGGCCCTACCCCTCCCCGGACTGGACGCGGCCGTGAGTGTCACGCGCCACCGATACGGCGCCCAGACGATCGGATCGGACGGCCGCCCCGTGAGGGCCGCGGAGTCCTCCACCGTGATCCGCGCCGTCGTCCGGGACCTGGACCTCTCCGAGATCCGCGCCCTCCCGGAGGGGTGGCGTGAGACGGCCTCCGTGGGCGTCACGACGTCCGCGGACCTTCGGACGGGGGACGACACCGCCGGGACCTGGCCGGACGTCGTGGAGGTGGACGGAGAGCGCCACACGGTGATCAAGGTCGGGAGCGGTCCACCCGTGGGACCCCTCCCCCGTGTGTATGATGCGATCTGTATCCGTGAGCCGGCCCGCGGGCCTCGGGGGTGGACGCCGTGACCCGTGAGCAGATCCGCCAAGCCGTCCGCGGACTGATCAAGACGGCCCTATCCCTCCCGGACGCTCAGGTCCTCGTGGCGGACTCCGCCGGGACCGTCCCCGCCGGGTCCGATCCTTTCATTACGGTCAACGTGATCGATGGGGCCGCGGTGGATCACCAGTCCGCCCCGGTGGGCGTGGGCGGGTCTCCGCGCCTCCGCGTGAGCACACAGCGCCGCGTCCGCGTGAGCGTCAACGCGTACGGGTACCAGGCGGAGGAGTACCTCCAGACGGTGGGCGCCGTGTGGTATTCTACCCACCCGGACATGGACGCCGTGAGGGCCGCGGGACTCACGCCGGGGAAGCCCACGCCGATCCGTGAGCTACGCGCCACCGTGGACCGCTACCCGTCCCCCCGCTACCAGGTGGACCTCATAGGATACCACCGCGTCACTCTCTCCGATGCTACGATAGGCACGATCGATCAGATCGACGTGGATCAGACTCTCGGAGGGGTGACCCTCCCCACCTACACGATCACCTGAGGACACCATGGCCGCTACACCTCCGAGCTATATAGAGAGCGCGATCTCCGTCTCCGTCGTGGACGGGACCGCGATCGACATCACCACAGATTTCGACGTGGCGATCGTCGCGGACATCACGGGCGGGAGCGCCGCGGGGGACGTCTATCGCGAGTATGCCGCCGCCTCCGCCGTGACCCAGGCCGCCACGGACCTCACGGCCGGCGACATTACCCAGATCGTCCACGATCAGATCGTAGCGATCTACTCGCAAGAAAAGACCCCCGCGCGCGTGACCGTGATCAAGCTGGGGGCCGGTACCTACGCCGCCGCGATCTCCGCCGCGGAGGCCGCCGGCTACCGCGCCCCGTGGAATTTTGCCTACTTGCTGATCGACTCACGGACGGCCGCGGACATTGTGGACGCGTCCGGCGCCGCGGAGTCCCGGGACCTCCTCCTCGTGGCTCAGTCCTCGGATGCGGACTGGCTCACGGCCTCCCTTCCATCCGGTTTTACCTCGATCGCCACGGCTACCAAGACCCTGATCGTATACGAGGACACGGACGGCGCCGCTGTGGACGCGGCCTGGGTGGGACGCCTGGCCGGGACCGCCTCGGACACTGAGCGCCAATCCGGGATCGTGAGGCTCAACGGACTCACGGAATACGGGACCCTCCTCACGGCTACCCAGCGCGGCCACCTCTCGGACAACCGGGCGAGCTATCACCAGATCACGATCCCCGGCGGATCCACCCGGAACATGGCGATCGCCAAGACCCTGAGCGCGCGCACGTTCTCGCTCGCGTTCGCCCTCCTCTGGACCAAGGTCAGACTCACGGAGGCCCTCGGGGAGGTCCTCGCCACGGAGATCGCACGGGGTACCGAGCTAACGAACGACGAGCCGGGCAAGGACAAGATCCGCGCCGCCGTCCGATCGGTGATGCTCACGGGACAGGTCCCGCCCTACTTCGGACCCTCCGCGGACTACCCGGAGGCATACGAGATCACGTCCCTCACGGTCTCCGGGACCGCGGCCAGCGTGGCCGTTACCGCTAATTTCATTGAGGGGATCCGCACGGTCTCCGCGTCCGTTACCCTCGTCTGATAGGAGGCCCCCATGGCAGCCGGTACGATCGACCTATCCCGCGCGTCCCTAGTCCTCTCCACCACGGGACAGATCCCCCCGTCCGGGGCGGATACCTTCCTCACGGGCACCTTCCCGGAGGTGGTGGAGTCCGTGAGCACCATGAGCGACGGGCAAGCCGTCCGCCGCGTCCGTCAACCGGGCGCCATGGACTTCACGATCACCTGTGGCAAGCATTCCGAGGCCCACCGCCTCCTCGGTCTCAAGTGGGACCGGGAGACCGCACAGCGCGCCTCCCGTCTCAAGATCCCCGGGGAGAACTTGCAAGCCAACGATCCCACGTCCGGGACCGTGTTCTCCGCGTCCGAGGTGGTGATCAAGCAGCCCCCCGCCCTCTCCATGGACTCCTCCGCTGAGGTGACGTGGGTCCTCACGGGTACCCAGATCGCCGCCGTGTACGGCCGCCTGATCCCCGTGGGTGGGGGCGCCGCGTGATCTCCGTGAGCTACCAGGGCCGGGATTACACCCACCCGGGCTACCCCTCCCCGCGCGCCATGTTCGCGATCGCCCGCCGGGCCGCGGTGGCGCTGGACGGCCCGGTGGTCTCACTTGTCCCGCGCCTCCTCGGATCCTACGCACAGATCGCGGCCTCCGCGGACTCCGCCGTGGCCGCCGGCGTGGGCACCATAGCCGCCCACCGGGACGCGGTGGCGGAGGCCCTCCAGGGCCGCCCCCTCTCCGCCCTCCTGGATGACCTCACGTCTGAGGCCGTCCTGGACCTCGTGGATGAGGTACTCCGCGGCGCCACCGTGGACGGCGCGCCCGCTGGGTCCACGCACGCGTGGCACGCCTCCGGGGACCCGTGGGGGCCTCACGCCGTGGCCGCCTTGATCCTCTGGACGGCCCAGGGTTTCAGCTGGCCCGGTGGTTCCAGCGGCGCCACCGGGAAACAGGCACCCAAGCCGGGATCCCGTCGTGGGCGCTTGAAGCGCTAGACGGAGACCCGGAGGACCCGGACCTCGTGAGCGCGTGGATCTCCGTGGGCCTCTCTGAGCGCCTCGGACGCCCGGGCCTCACGGCCGCGCGCCTCATGCCACCGGAGGACCTGATCCGGTCCCTCCTACTCCTAGAGGCTTTCCGTGGTATGGATAGGTTCCAAGCCATGCAGCGGCGCGCCCTGGCCGCGTTAAAGGGGGCTCAGTGATAGTTGAGGATCTCGTCCTCCGCCTCCGCGGGTTGGTGGACCCGGACGTAGACCAGATCAAGAAATCCGCCGCGGAGGCCGCCGCCGCCGTGGCCGCCATGGCCGCCGCCCTGGCCGCCCTCACGGTAGCGTCCGCCCAAGCCGTGAGAGAGCAGACCCGATTAGCTGAGGGCCTCGGGGAGACGGTCCAGACGGTCCAGGAATTAGGATACGCTTTCCGCCGGTTCGGCGCGGACGAGGCGGACGTCGGGGACGCCCTGGCCACGATCGTTGATCGGGCCGAGGACGCTAAGGGGGGGATGCAATCCTTTATTGAGGATTTCGCCCTCGTGGGCGTGGCCGTGGATGACCTCCGGGACAAGAGCCCCGCTCAGATTTTTGAAGCCTTCATAAAAGGAGCATCCGAGACGGCGGACGCCAACAAGCGACTAACCGCCGCCGTCCGGGTGTTCGGTGATGACCTCGGACGGAAACTCCTCCCCCTCCTCGTGCGCGGGACCTCGGAGCTAGACGCCCTCAAGGCGGAGGCCCGGGACCTCGGTCTCGTCCTGGACGACGCCACCGCCGCCGCGGCGGAGGACCTCTCAGACGGCCTGGACGCCCTCACGGCGCGCGTGGGCGGCCTCGTGACCGGCCTCGGTCTCCGCCTGATCCCCACCGGTCAGATCCTTGTCCGTGAATTGGGCCGCCTCCTGGACGTGATCCAGCCACTGATTAGCCGTGGATTTGATCTCCTTGCCACGTCGATCGAGCGCGCCGCCGCCGCCCTGGAGACGCCGGCGGGGCGGATCGTGGCCGTCCTGGCCGGGGGCGCCGCGTCCGTGGGTATAGCCGGCGCAATAACCCAGGCCCTAGCCGCCGTCCCGGTATTGGGGGCCTCCATGGCCGGACTGGCGACCAAGCTAGGCGCGTTGGGACCTCATGTCGCCGTGGTGGCCGCCCTAGCTCTAGCCGTGGACGATCTAAACGCGGCCGCGGAGGGGGAGGCATCCCTCACGGGTACCCTGGCCGATCGGCTAGGATTAGGCGACGAGACACGGGACGCCCTCATGGGGATCAAGACGCTACTGGTGGAGGTGGCGGACAATTTCGGACTCCTCGCGCGCGCGGTGGCGGACGCGGTGGCGGACATGATCCCGGAATTCGAGTGGATCGAGGACGCCCAGCGCGGCCTGATCCGTTTCTCCCGCGCCGTCCGGGCGATCGGCCGGTACACCCTTAAAAGAACGGAGGAGGCCACCACCTCCGCCGCCCGAGGATTTGACCTGGCTGGACGATACGCCGCCGGGGAAGCGGGGGTCCAGATGGTGCCGGACGCCCTCGGAGCGGGTGGCTTGACGGGCGCCGTGGTGGGGGCGGCTATGGAGGCACGCTCACAGGCCCTCTCCACGTCCGCGGTCTCCCCGCTGGACACACTCCCCCCGGTCTCGGTCACGGTCTCCACAGGCCCCTCACGGGACGAGATAGCGCGCGCCGCCGGGGCGGAGGTAGAACGACAGGTCCGATCGGCCCTCGTGGAGTCTGGAGGCTGAGGTGAGTGAGACGGCGTATCTATACCGGGAGCGGGACGGGGGGATCGTGGAGATCGCGATCCCGGCCGCATCGATCACCCGGCCGGCTATCGTGGCACAGCACCCGATGCAGTCCAGGACCACCACGTCCACGGGGCGCGCGCGTCTCCCCACGTCGATCCAGGTGTCGGTCTATATCTCCACCTCGGATTTAGGACCGGACGCGGCGGAGCGCCTCCGCGTGGAGCTAGTGGACAGCGCGGAGAGGTGGCGCCTCTATACCCCCGGACGCCCGGGGATCCGGGACCTCGTGATCGGGACGACGGTGGAGCGGCGGGACGTGTACCAAGCCGTGATTGTGGATCTGGAGCTACAGGAGGCGCGCCTATTCACGGTCACGGACGAGGCGATCGCCGCGCCCTCTCCGAGGCAAGACGCCGCCGCCGGCCTGGCCGCGGAGGAGGACCGGGGGACCGTCTCCACCCAAGAGCCCGATCAGGCTCAGGGATCGTATATTGCGCGGTTCCTCGGACTAGGGGGGTGATGATATGGCCGCCGTCGTGATACCCGTGGACGTGGGGGACGCCTACCGCCTCCGCCTGGACGTGGACCTCTCCGGGGTCTCCGTGACTCTCCGTCTCCAGTGGCGGGACGCCTCCTCCGGGTGGTACCTCTCCGCCGCCCTCCCGGACGGGACAAGCCTCCGAGACGGGGCGCGCCTGTGTACCGGGGCGGAGGTCCCGCTGGATCTCACCGTGGCCGGCGCGCCCTCTCCGGGCCGCCTGTATTGCCTCGGATCGCTAGAACTCACACAGCGCGATCGTCTCGGGGTTACCTCGTTTCTCGCCTGGGTGGTCTGATTTTTTTCGCGTATCTTGTTTTTCTGCTTGCGCGTTATCCAGGGGCGCCATAAGTGCTGTGTGTCGGGGGGGAGATGACCACCCCCCACGAGACAGGAGAGACACATGCTGGCCAGAATCCGAAAGCAACTCGAAGCCACCGTCAAGAATGAGACCGGATGCAACGTGGAAATCATCGTTTCCAAGTCGATCGCGCGCGGCGTGTTCGTGTGCGTGTTCGGAATGCCCGCCGACGTCGATAGAGTCCGGGCTCTGATGGACGCCACGGGCTCTCTTGTCTGGACAGACCGCGAGACCTACCCGGAAGACGGACCTGAGGTGGCCGACAACTTTCGGTTTGCCGCCTAGTCGGCACCCGGACCCATAGCTGACCACCCCCGCCGCCCCACGGCCCCGCGTGGTATCGTGAGGGCGGCCACCATAGGAGACGACACCATGACCGAGATCCTATCCTTTACGGCTGAGCTTGTCCTCGTGGCGTGGCTCGCGATCCTTGCCTCCGTGCCCGTACACCAAATGGGGTGGATCCCCGATCCGATAGACGCCACCCTGGCCGCCTATTGTGTGATCTCGATGGTCTGGCTGTGCCTCACGATCGCGCGGGCCACGCCGTGAGATACGGCCACCGCCTCCGCGTCCGCGTCACGGGATCCGGGCGCGCCGTGACCGTGGACGCCGTGGACGGGGACGGCCCCACCGTGGAGATCAAGCTGGCGCGGACGGCGGACACAAAGGCCGACGAGGCACAGGTCACGGTCTACGGACTCCGCCCGGGGTACCTCTCCGAGCTAGTCCGGGACGGCGCCACGTGTCAGATTTCCGCCGGCCTCGGATCCTTGTCCGGCCTGTGTACCGGCCGGATCGTCCCCGGGTCCTACGTGGACGGGGTGAGCGGTCAGGACCGCGTGACCTCCTGGACCATGCTGGATGGGCGCGCCGAATTGCGGGACGTCACGGTCTCCCGGTCCTGGACGTCCACGGACTCCGCCGCCGTGTGGGACTATCTCGTGGCTCAGTCCGGCCTCCCCCTCGGTAGCCTCCGCCCGGGCCGGGTGGTCCAGTACCCCCGCGGCTATGTCATGGCCGGCGGGTGGAGGCGGGAGGCGGAGAGGATCGCCGCGGCTACCGGGTCCCGATTCGTGATCCAGTCTGGGACCCTCCAGGTATGGCCGGACGGGGGGACCCTCACGGATCGCCGTCTCGTACTCGGACCCGATCAGATCGTGGGCGATCCCGCCGCCGTGGACGGTGGACGCGTCCGCGTGGCCACGGTCTACACAGGCCGCCCCGTCAACCCCGGCGACACGTGGCGGATTGAGGGCGGAGAGTACGCCGGGATCTGGACCGCGGAGGCCACGGAGTGGACCCTCTCCTCCGGGCGGACGCCCTCGTGGTATATGACCATGACCGGGAGGAGAGCATGAGCGACACGGCCCGCCCGCGTCTCGTGTCCGCCCTGGCCGCCTGGAGTAGGGCCGCCGCGGCGGAGGTGGTGGTGGCACGATCGGCGGAGGTGGTAGGCGTGGACTCGGACGGGTGTGTCTCCGTGCGTATGCTCACGCCGATCCAGGAGGTGGTGGCGGAGGTCCCCCGCTGGGTGGAGGCGCCGATCCTCCCTCGGATCCCCGTGGCGTATATGAGCCTCGGAGACCTCACGATCACGGCCGCGCCGTCCGTGGGCGATCGGGGTCTCGTGCTTGTCCGGGACGTGGCCCACGGAGAGGTGGACGACGGACAGGGGGGCGCCGTGGTGTACCCGGAGGACCCGCGCCGGTGGGATCCGGTGGACGCGGTATATCTACCCGTAGCCCTCACGGACTCCACCTGGGACACGGCCAAGACCCCCGCCACCGGGGGCGCCGTCGTCCTAGCCGCCGGGACGGCCCTCCACGTGGGGAGCGCCTCCGCGGCCTCCGCGGTGGCCCTGGCCCAAGAGACCAATTCACGCCTGGACGCCCTGGAGGCGTTCGCGGCCGCTCACGTCCACACGGGCGGGACTCTCCCGGGTGGTCTCACCGGCACACAAAACGGGACCGCCCCGTCCGGGTCCTCCGTGGCCTCCTCCCGCCTATACACGGACGACTGAGGCCGCGCGTGGTATGGTGACGCCATGCCATACGCCACCGACAGCACAGGCGCGATCTCTTTCCCCCTCCGCCCGGTGGACGGGGTGGAGGCCGTGGTGGTCCGACTTACCACGAGACTCCAGACGATCCAGGGGGAGTGGCCCTCCGATACCTCGATCGGCCTCCCCTGGCTGGACTGGATAGAGGCGGGGCGCGTCCCCCCGGCGGAGGCTGAGGCCCTCGTCCGCGGTCAGGTGGAGGACGATCCCGCCGTGGTCTCCGTGGACGCCGTGAGCGTGACCACGACGGGGGAGGCTGTGGCGATCACCGTCCGCGCGACGATCGCCACCGAGGGCGCCACGGCGCCGGTGGTTCTCACCGTCGGATCGGACCCCTACGCGACACGGGCCGCGCCTCCGTGGTATCTATCCTCAGGCGCCCTCCGATACACGCGGGGCGCCCTCTGGGGCGCGTGATGGGGACTTTCACAGACAGCGGCTACACCCCCTCCACGGCGGGACAGATCGCGGACGAGATCCGGGACGCCATCGACACGGAGATCGGCGCTCAGGATTACGGGACCGCCTCCACCCCGACGATCGCGGGTGGCTGGACCCTCGGACTCGGGGCCACCCTGGCCGCACAAGAGGAGCGGGCCGCCCTCATCGTGGACGCCGTGGACCCCCGGACGGCGCGCGGCGCCCTCCTGGACGGCCACGCGGACGCGGTGGCGATCACGAGGCAGGCCGCTACCTCCTCGATCTATGTGATGCGCGGCGCCACGATCTCCGGGGTCTCCATCCTCCGCGCCGGGGACATCCTCCAGGATGACACGGCCGCCGCGAATTTGTGGGCCGTCGTGACCACGGTCACGGTCACCACCTCGGACACCCTGATCACGATCCAGGCTCAGGCCACCGGGCCGATCGTCCTGGATACCGTGATCAATACCTACTTCACGCCGATCACGCCGATCGCCAATGCCCCCGCCATGAGCTACCGATCGTCATTCGGGGATCCCTTCACGATCGGATCCGCGCGTGAGACGGATCCTGAGCTACGCGTGAGGATGCAGCGATCACGGGCCGCGGTACCCTCCCCCACCCGGGACGGGATCCGATCCGGCCTCCTGGCCCTCACGTGGATCCAGGCCGCGTCTATCGTGAGGACCGCGCCCCACACGATCGCCGCCTATATCTACCCCACCCCCGCCACCGCCACGCAGGAGCAGGAGGCGATCGACGCGGTAGGGTACCGCGTGGCCGCCGGGACCCTCACGACGGCCGGGACGGGGACCACCGTGTCCGGGGACTACACGACGGCGGACGGGTCCACCGTGGCGATCGTCCTCACGGTCCCCGCGGCTCAGACGGTGGACGTGGTGGTGGCCCTCACCTACGCGGCGGGACTACCCACCGCGGATCAGGCTACCGCCCGCGCGGACGCGGAGGCCGTGATCGTGTCCGTGTTCGCCGCCCTGGACGTGGGGCAGGCCCTATCCTACGCCGGGACCTATTGCGCGATCTATGACGTGGAGGGCGTGATCGGCCTCACGCTCACGCTAGACGGCGGGACCTCGGACGTATCCCCCGCCACCTCCACGACCCAACTCACGCGCGGCACGGTGACGATCACATGAGCGATCACACCTACCCCGGGATCGATGACTGGAGGCGGGACACGCTAGACCGCGCCCCCTCACGCTCACGCGCGGGAGACGGGGCGGAGTGGTATGTGGGCCTCACGCGGACAGCGGCGGATCTGGAGCTCGTCCTGGAGGGCGTGGCCCGGGAGATCGGAGACCTGGAGGCCGCGGGCCGGTACGTCCTGGACGCGCGGGGCGCCCTCTATGGCGTGGACGCGGCGGGGGTCTCCACCGAGGAGCTACGACGCCTCACGATCGGCGCGCGCGCCGCCATGGCGTCCACCGGGACGGATGCGACACTATACCGAATGTGGACCGCCCTCACGGGATCCGAGGACGTCCAGGTCCGGGTGGTGGGCGTGACCTCACGCTCAGTCTATCTCTCCGCGCGGGTGTCTTTTGTCCCGTCGTCCTCGTGGCTCAGGGCCGCGGGGCGGATCGTCGATCGCTCCGTGGAGGCCGGGATGGACTGGAGCGCCGTCGTCCACGTGGGCGGCGTGCTAGTATGGGGCGCCGCGCCGCCGGGGTGGGGCGTCGGGACGTGGGCTTATCCACTCGTGAGACCGTGAGGGGTTGACATGGCAAGACCAACAGTGATCCCGGAGTGGGCCACGGCGATCACGCCGGCCACCCCGTCCGCGGGTACCCTCCAGGTGGGGGCCGTGGCAGGACAGGCCGCGTCACCTGATGACGCGAATTGGACGTGGAAACACACGGCGCTGTGGGCGGAATACCTCTCGGACCTCTCACCCGTGGATCGTCTCCTGGACGTGGACGCGATCCGGTCTACCGCGTCCGGGGCGGGGGTCACCCCGACGGCCCTAGCCCTCACGGGGCTCACGCTATCCCTTCAGGGGTCGAACGGGAGCACGGCCACGCAGTGGACCATGGGGGCCGCGTCCGCGGCCTTCACCTATGACGACGGAGTGTCCACCACTACGTATTCAGCTTTCGTCCCGTCCTACGGCTGGATCTACGCGATCGGCCAGATCGTGAGCGCGGGGACGGCGGACGATGCGTTCCGATACGGCTACTCCTCCTCCACCGTGGGGGCCTCCCCCCTCACGCTCAAGTATCAGATCACGGACGGTAACGGAGGATGGGCGCCTAACGGCGTGGTATCCGGCCTAGGTACCGCCTTTAGCGCAACCGGCTATGTGAATTTCATATATCCGGCCACCGCGTCCGCGTTCACGTGGCTGCGCGCCCTCTCCGGGGAGCTATCGGGACACAACGCCACCGCCGCCGCCTCCGGTGGTCACGGATTCACGGCCCGAATTACCACCCTCTCCGGGACCCTGGACGCGGATCAGGGGGATGACATCCTGGTAGAGGTGGTGGCTCAAAATAGGTCCACCGCCGCGGATACGGTGATCCTCCAGATCCCAAGCACTGGGACGCCACACAGCGGGGGCGCTACCGCCTTTACCGACACGGGCGCCCACAGCGTGGACCTGGCAACCAATCGGTACTTTGTCCGCGTCACATGCACAGGCACCGGATCCGCGGCCCTCGTCGCGGCCAAGGACATCCAGATCGCGATCGACAAGTACGCAGTGGAGTGACCCATGAGTAGCGACCTACAGACCCGATCTATCCAGTACGCGATCCAGTCCACCGGGACCAACCCGGAACTCAGCCGGGACGTCCTGGACGCCACCGTGGCCCCCACGGCTCAGGGTACCGGCTACGACGTGGGCGCCGCCCTATACGGGACCGTGAGGCTACATATGCGGCGCGGGGGGCCGTCGATGGTCGTGGACCTCCAGATCACCACGGAGGACCTCACGACGGGCGTAACCTACACGGCCACCGTGGACGGGAACGCCGTGGTCTATACCGTCCCGGCCTCCCCGCCCGCGGACGTGGCCGCCCTCGTGGAGGCTATCCGAGACGCGATCAACGGGGACGCCACGGTGGGCGCCCTCGTGACCGCCACCGCGATCGAGAGGACCGCCACCGGGGACGCCGGCGGGACGTCTTTCGATACCGTGAGGCTCACGTGGGACACGCCCACGGCGTCCTCCCTCGTGTGGGCGATCTCCGGGTCCACCGCGCGGGCCACGGTCTACGCGGACCCGGAGGACGCGCGCCTCCGTGTATACGGCGCGTGGTCCACGGCCTCCGTGAGTACACGCCTGGCCGCGGAGTATGACGATCTAGAGAGGTCCCGGGCATGGGAGATCCTACGCGGCGCGGACGGGACGGCCGCGGACGTCACGGTGGCGGACGGCCTCGGATACGCTCAGCCGATCTACGTGGCCGAATTGGCCAGCGTGAGACCGTACCTCACGGGGATCGGTAACACCTTGATCACCACGACCACGGCCACCACGATCCCGACGATCACGATCCAGGATCCCCTCGTGTTTGTGACCTTCGCCCGGGTGGCGTCGTGACCCGGCCCCTATTCGGATCCCGTGGACTGTGGCCGGGCGTGAGCGCCGGCGCCGCCGCCCCCGCGTGGGAGGTCCTCCAGTATTCGGAGATCGCCGCCACCTACGACAACACCAACCAGACCGCGGCGATCGCGGACGACGGAGACGGGTATCTCCTCCTCTCCGCGAATGATGACGCCCTGGCCCCGGCGGACTACCCCTCACGGATGATCTCCGTCGTGTGGACCCTCCCCGCGCGCGTGGCGTCCGTGGGTCCCGGTGGGTATGGCGTCCTTTTCCGCGCCACGCTGGACACACAGCCGGCCCTCGGAACCAATTTCAATTTCGGGATCGGACTCACGGACGGGGACCCCGGGGTCTCCGGGGCGGCTACCCTGATCGCCGGCCTCCGGTACTCCGCCACGAACGGCCGGCTATACGCGTCCTCACGGGGTGGCGGTGGCGCGGACAAGATCCAGAATTGGACCACCCCCGCCACGATCGCGGAGGTATACGTGAGCCCCTCCGCATCCGGCGTGGCCCTCAATCAGATCGACGTGTACGGCCTGGACGCGGCCCGAACAACCAACACTGACGCGACGATCCAGCAGCAGGACAATACCGCCTATGTGGCCCCCCTCCAGGTGATCCTCTCGTGGGGGCGGGACTCTACCGCGTCCGGCGGGTCCGTGAGCCTCCGCGCCAAATTTGAGGCCCTGTGGTATCAGTTGCCGTTCTAGTTACGCCGTGCTAACCTCCGGGGAGGAGGTAGCACCATGCACCACAGACCAACCACGATCACCCTAGCCGCCCGCGCGTGTCCTCACGCCGTGACCCTTTACGAACAGGGGGCCGCCCGGGACCGGCGGATCTTCCACGCCGGGACCGCTTGCCACGAGTATCTCCGCGCCCTCGTGGACGGGGACGACTTAGACGCCCTATACCGTGAGCTAATCGCCACCGGCCGGACGGGAGAGGACGCGGAGGGACCGCTGGACCTGGACTCCGTGGCCGTCGGGTGGGACCTGGCCCGCGCGTGGGATCGGGTCCATCCTATCCCGGACGGGGCGGAGGCTGAGGTCCCCCTGGCCATGGACGCGGAGGGCCGCCCGTGCGAGTATGAAGCCGGACACGTGCGCACGCGGATTGACTTGATCGCGCCGTACTATGACGAGGACGAGGACCTCCAGGGGGTCCGCGTCATGGACTACAAAACGGCGTGGACCGCGGAGACCCAACTGGACACCATGCAGCGCCGGATCCAGGCCGTCCTAGCCTGGGACGCATACCCGGACGCGGAGATCGTCCGCCTGGAGATCGGGGCCGTGCGGACGCGTAAAGTCCACGCGCGGACCCTGTACCGTGAGCATGACCAGGACGTGATCGACGCGTGGCGCCATGACATCCTCCAGGCCGCCGCCGCCCTCTCCGAGACCCGGGAGCCGTCCCCCGGGGCCGCGTGTCTCTCGTGTGAGTACGCCGCCGCGTGTGATCACGCGTGGACCCTGGCCACGGATGACGACGCGGATCCCGTCCTCCGGTGGGCCGCCGCGGAGGCCGTCCGCGCCGCCGTGGCGCCCCTGGCCCGGGAGGCTACCAAGGACACCCCGCGCCACGGGATCGGCTACCACGAGGCGTCCAGCGCCTCCACGGACGAGACCACCCCGGAGACCGTGGTGGCCTTCTGGGAGGCGGGGACAGGGATCGCCCTCCCGGCGGAGTACCGCGGCGCGATCGTGGGTCTCGTGTCCAGCCTCAAGATCGGCGCCACACAGATCAAGGCGATCGCCTCCGCCCTCACCGCGCGGGGCAAGGGTGGTAAGCCGGCGCGCGATGAGTTCACCGCCGCGGCCCTCCCCGGTGAGTCCGTGTCCAAGCGGTGGGGGGTGATCAAGTGAAAGCGATCGACACCCGCCGCGGACGCGTGACCGTGACCCGGACGGATACCCACTACGTGATCGCCGGCCCGTCCGGTGAGCACAGGCTCAGGATAGACCGCACGGACGCCCGCCGCCTGGAGGCCCACGTGGCCGGGTTCGTGGCGTGGAACGATAGATTGAACGATTAGCCGGGAGATCCGGTTGATGCCGGGCCGCGCCTTTTGTCCAATTGGGGCCGGTCACCGGCGCCCGCCTCGGGGGGTGGTCCTCCGGGGCGGGTTTTCTTTTGTGTGGAGGTGAGCATGAGACCGACTGAGACCGCGGGCCTACTCGTGGACGACTTGACGCGCGCCGTGGAGCGCCTCCAGGGCCACCTGAGACACGGCGCCCCGGCGGAGGTGGACGCGGAGGTCCTGGAGATCGTGACGTGCCTGAGGGACCTAGAACGCCACCTGATCGCCTCCGGGGGACTGGACGCGGATCGGATACCGTGGCGACCTCTCCGCCTTTGCTAGACCACGCGGAGGACGGCCACGAGGTCCGAGACCTCCACGCCGGGGGCGTCCACCTCTAGGACGTCCAGGATCGCCGCGGCACACAGGCGATCCCACGCCTCCCCGGCGGCCACCTCACGGAGGCGGAGGACGTCTCCGATCGTGGTGCGACACCGGCCTGAGCGGCGCTGTGAGACGGCGGGGCCTGTGACCTCAAGCGCCGCCGCCACCGCCTCCCGGGTGAGGTCGTGGTGGTCCATATACGCCACGAGGGCGGCGGGTGATCTCATGTGGTCCTCCAGGGGTAAGAGCCCCGTAACCGCTACCAGCCAAGCCCGGAGAGGGCCTGCCAATATTCACCGTGATCCCGGACGGGTGCGGACTCCAGGCGATACCTGAGCGCCTGACACAGCGCGTCCGCCTCGTCGTCCACCTCCCCCCGCATATCCGGCCGATCCCCTCGGAGGCGGAGGAGGCGAGCGCGGAGGTCCAGGCCGTCCGCGTCGTGACCGTAACACCAGGAGACCGCGGCGCCGTGGCGCGCCTCGGGGAGCCGGACGCGGCCTAGCATCCACAGGCTCAGGGTCCCCTGGATCTGGTCACGCTTAGACCCACGGCCGGACGTGGGGACCTCCTCCAGTTGGGGGAACATCGATCGGAGAGCAAGGACCGCCACGCGGCCGGACGACGCCCCCTCCACGAGGGCGCGCTGTGGCCGGTAGTCCTCCAGGACGGCGCGGAGACGGCGGATCACCCCTAGCTCATCCCACTGGCCGCGGTCCTGGTAGATCAGATCGTGACACTCCCCGCGGATCGCGATCACCTGGATCGCCGTCCAGTCCCCGGCGCCCTCGGTCTGTGCGGAGTCCATCGAGACCCATAGCTCCGAGGCGGACGCGCGGACGTGATCGGGGTGGTCCGGGTAGGTATGAGAGAGGGCCTCCGGGGGGAAAAGACCACCCACGGCGTCCACGTCCTCACCGTCCAGGAGGGGGGCCGCCCACCGTCCGAGGATGACCCGCTGAGCGGCCTCTTTCGCCTCCGTCCACCCGGGGGTGAGGTAGCCCCGGGGACCGTATCGCCACGGCTCGGGACCGCGGAGGGGATAGCTGTGGCGCGCGATCTCCATGGTGAGCCCCGCCGCCTCCACCTCCTCCCGTTTACGGATCCAGAACCCCTTGGAGTCCGTGGCCCCGCGGCGCGTCCCAATATCCCAGATCTCCCCGCCGCGATCGGCCACGCGTCCGAGGGCGGAGGAGAGGAGGAGGTCCTCCACCTGGCGGACGTTGGCCGGGGACTGTGCGTCTCCGATCGTCTTGTAGAGATCGTCCGCGATCACCACGTCCAGGGGGAGACCCTCCAGGCCGCCGCGTCGTCCGGTGGATGCGAAACGAACCGGGGGCCGATCCGCCACCGGGTGAGGGACGGTCCACCGCGTGGCCGCGTCCGACTGATCACGCCGCGCGCCCTCGTGGCCGGGACCGTCCGGGACGCGGAGGTGGGGCCACGTGGCCACCGCCGCCGGGGACCGCATGAGGCGCCGCATATCCCGCCCCCACTCCCGGGCGAATTCCTCATTATACGCGAGGACCCCCACGGATAGCCCGGACGCGAGCGCCATAGCCGCGGCACGCTTGACGATCTCCGACTTGCCCGATTGCTGGGGGGCGTCGATCAAGAGGATCCGCACGGCGCCCCCGTGGCCGCCGTCCACGAGTCGCCCGATCGACCCCTGGAGGATCCGGCCTATGTGACCTTGCCACCCGTGGGGGACCATGGCCCCGCGGAGAGTGTGAGGTCCTTGTCGGCACCACTCCACGACGTCCGCGCGCGCGCGGGCCGCACGGATCCGCCGCGCCCTCTCAGCCTTGACGGCCTCTCTCAGAATGTGATCCGGGATCGACATGCCACCACGTTACCACGTGCTCACCCTTGACGGGTGGGGTTACCGCGTGCTAACCATGGAGCGGGAGGTGAGACAATGACCACACGCTCACGCTATGACCTGGACGCGCGCCCCGTGGCGCCCGTGGACGCCCTCGTGACCCTCGGACGCAAGGGGACCAACGGCGCCCCGGAGGGTAAGGATCGATTCTGGATCGTGTCGCCGGACCTCGTGACGCAAGAATTCAAGGCGCGCGGGGGCCGCGGCTACCGCGGAGAGGTCCACCCTCTCCACCCGGCCCTCCAGGAGTGGCACGAACAAGCCACGGACGAGGAGCGCCGCACGCTCACGTATGAGGTGGAGTCCGCCCGTGTGACGGACGCGATCGAGATCGGGCGCGCTAGACCCAAGGCGCCGGACGGGAGAGAGACGCCGAGCAAGATCGAGTGGTGCCGACAGGTGGAGCGGGGCCGCGCGGCCTCGTGGGATTTCAACGCCGCCCGGTGGACGCCTCGGGCCTGTGCCGGCGACACGTGCCCGGACGCGCGCGGGTGCAAGCCACGCCTCCAGGTGATCGCGCGCCTCGTCTGGACGGGGCGTTGGTCTCACCTCCCCCGCCTCCGTGTCCGCCTCCGGTCCCGTGGGTGGGGCGCGGCCAAGGGTCACATGGGGGTGGTGGACCTCCTGGACTCCACGTGGGCCGGCTACATGATCGCCGCCTCCGGACGGTACGACCTCCAGGGCCGCCCGTGGCATGAGGTCCAGCGGGACGCGGGCCTCCCGGACTACCTGGCCGCCGGACTCCAGATCCGCGCCCACCTCCACGAGGTCACGCGGGACGGAGGCCGCCGCCGTTACTGGGGCCTCCGGGCCTCCACCGTCCAGCCCATGGCCGAGTGGCTAGAGGGACAGAGGCAACGGATCGACCTAGCCCGGGTGATCCGCGGGACCGCGGAGGCCGCGCCCGTGGCCCCGGCCCCGGTACCCGTGCCTGTGGCGCCGTCCGTGGCCCCTCCCGTGGCGCCACCGCCTCCCGTGGTGGACGCGGTGGACCCCGCCCTCCAGGGCCGCCGTGAGGCCGCGGAGGCGTACCTGAGGAGCCGGGGGATCGAGGTGGAGGAAGTGGCGGACGTGACCGGGGGCCGCCCGTCCTCGGAGTGGACCGCGGAGGACCTCACCCAGATCCGACTGTGGATCCAAGGCGCCACGCGTGGCGGGGGTGAGGAGTGACCGCGCCGGCCCTCCTCGTGGACGTGGCCGCCGTGATCGAGTCTCACGAGGCCACCCGGATCCCCCTCGGAGTGGTGGACGTGTCCCTCCGCGCCCTGGACCGCCTCCGGGCCGCGGGCCTCCTTCGCCTGGAGGGCGGAGAGGTGGGCCTCACGCCGCGGGGGTGGCGCGCCGTCGTGGAGTCCACGAGACCGATCGGACCCCTGGAGGCATACGTCCAGCGGCGCCCGGACGTCCAGGGCGTGGGCCTCCGCGTGGCCCGGGCCGTGGATGCACTTGGGACGGGATGGCACGCCACCGCCACGATCCAGGCGCGCGCCGGGGTCTCGGACAAGTCGGCCCGGGACTGGCTCAGGCGCCTCGTGGAGGCGGGGATGATTGATCGGAGAGACGGACGTCACGGGGCGTCCACCTGGAGGAGACGATGACACAGCACACACTAGGCCGCCACCTCGTCCACGCCGGGGACAATCTGGAGCTACTCCGGGGCCTCCCTGACAATTCCGTGGACGCCGTGGTGACGGATCCGCCCTATGGCCTCGGACGCCACCCGGACGCGGTGGCCATGCTCCGGGACTGGCTGGACACGGGCTACCACGAGGTCAAGGGGGCGGGATTCATGGGGCGCGCGTGGGACGCGTTTGTCCCCCAGCCGGTCCTGTGGCGTGAGGTGGCGCGGGTCCTCAAGCCCGGGGGGCACCTCGTGGCGTTTTTCGGCACGCGGACGTATGACGTCGGGACACTCGCGATCCGCCTGGCCGGCCTAGAGGTCCGGGACGCCCTGGCCTGGGTGTACGGATCTGGGTTCCCCAAGAGTCACAACGTAGCGATCGCCCTGGACAAACAGGCGGGGGCCATGGGACACCGGGGAAGGGCCCACCACGCCTACGCGATCGGGGACGACTTCGAGGGCCGGGACCTCGTGGCGCCAAACTCTCACACGCCGGACCATGTACCGATCACGGACGCCGCGCGACAGTGGGACGGGTGGGGGACGGCCCTCAAGCCAGCACTGGAGCCGATCGCCCTGTGTCGCCTCCCGCCCTCGGAGTCCTCGATCGCCCGGAACGTCCTGAGGTGGGGGACGGGGGGGATCAACGTGGGCGGGTGTCGTGTGGGCACAAACGTAGACACGCGGAGGACTGCGGGAGTAAGCACGACTGAGCGCACGACTTATGGCAAATTTGCCGCGGACGCGGGCGCTGGCCGTGTGGAGTTTGGATCAGAATCGGGCGGCCGCTGGCCCGCCAACCTCCTCCACGACGGGAGCCCGGAGGCCGTGGCGGGGATGCCGGAGACGGGGGCGGGGCGTCAATCATGGAGAGGAGAACGGCCGCACTATAGCGGGGACACTATGAAAGATCTGAGGCCGCGCGGCCACGACGACGACGGCGGATCCGCCGCGCGCTACTTCTACAGCGCCAAGACGTCCCCGGCGGAGAGGGCCGGGTCCAAACATCCGACGATAAAGCCCCTGGCCCTCATGAGATACCTTGTCCGCCTCGTGACCCCACCGGGGGGCGTGGTCCTCGATCCGTACCTCGGGAGCGGGACCACCCTCCTCGCCGCGGAGGCGGAGGGGGTCACGTGCTACGGGGCGGAGGCTGAACACCTGGAGGACATCCTCCTCCGGTGGGACCACCGACACGAGATCCGCCGCGCGTCCGAGGGCGTCCAGGAGGCCGGCGGGGGACGTGACGAACACGACGCACAGGGGGAGCTATTCCCGGGGGTGGCGCCGTGACCGCCGCCGCCACGCCGGACCTGTGGAGCGGGTCCCAGTGGCCCCCGCGGAGGTGTCAGGACGAGGGGGTCCGGGCCGCCCTGGCTCACGCCGGATCGCCACTGATCGACAGCTGCACCGGCTCCGGCAAATCTATGATGATCTCCGAGCTTGCATGGTACCACCGGGAGACCATGCAACCGCGGGACGTGGTGATCGTGATGACCTCCCGCCAAGACCTCGTGGCGTCCCTCTCCGAGTCCGCGCGCCACCGCCTCGGGGATGACGTGGGCGTCTGGTACGGGCGCCGGAAACAGTGGGGGCGCGTCGTGTTCTCCTGCTACCAGTCCCTCCCCGCCGTGGCGGACGAGGTGGCCGCCCGCGGGTACCGCGTGGCCCTCCTCATATGCGACGAGGCCCACCGCCTCACGACGCCGGCCCGGTGGGGGGAGGTCCAGCGGCTAGACCCGATCAAGCGGATCGCCCTCACGGCTACCGCCTACACGGGACAGGGGGAGCCGATCCCGGGGTGGTCTATCTGCTACAGCTACCGCGTGATCGACGCGATCCGGGATGGCGTCCTAGTCCGCCCTGAGCCCCGCCCGTGGACCGGCGCGGACGGGGAGGGGATCAACACGGCCGCCCTGGACATGATCCTCCGGGACGCGCCCCCCGGCCCCGGGGTGGTCTCCGCGGACTCGATCACGGACGCCACGTGGTACGCTCAGATCCTCACCGCTCACGGGATACCGGCCCTGGACTACCACAGCCGGATCACGCCGCGGGAGAGACGGCGCCGCCTGGACGCCCTGGCCACCGGGGAGATCCGCGCCCTCGTCCACCCGCGGATCATGACGGAGGGCGTGGACGTCCCGTGTCTCCGGTGGCTGTGTCTCCGCGTCCAGCGGAACCTCCGGGATCTCGTCCAGGAGGTGGGCCGGGGGATCCGGTCCCTCTCCGAGCCGGACGCGTGGGGGACCAAGGATCGCTGTGTCGTCCTGGACCCACGCCACCAACTCCCCCACGTGGAGCGGATCGACCCGGACGGCCGGACGGTCCACGAGGGCCACGACGTGGAGGCGATCCTCCGCGCCCTGGAGGGCCACGAGGACCCGGACGGGGAGACGGAGACCCCGGCGGAGAGGAAGGAGCGGGAGGCCCTGGAGAGGGCGGAGGACACGGTGAGGCGCGTCTCAGACGTGTCCGCGTGGTGTACGATCGCCCGGGACCGGCTCGCGATCGCCGGGTGGATACCGCCCGGAGAGGTTACGGGGTGGGGCGATCGGTGGCTCCTCCGGGAGCCCACGGCGCGACAGCGGGACGCCCTGGACAAGCGGCGCCGGACGCTGAGGTGGTTCCCCCCGGAGTACCGGGACGCGATCCGCGTGGCCCTGGACCACCCGGACCACCTCACCCGGGGAGGCGCCCGGGATCTCCTCTCGGTCCTGATCGCCGTCTCCAGGCGCGCCGGTATGCACGCCTCCGGGGGTGGCGATCAGGCCCTCGGGGTGGCCAACGATCTCACCCGCCGCCACGGGTGGACGGCCACGCGCGGGGACATCCTGGAGACCCTCGGGAGGGGGTGGGACATCACGCCCCGGGACCTGGCCGACACGTGGCTCAGCCGGGACTGGATACGCGCGGAGGACCTCGGATCGGGGCGGGTGACATTCACCCCCGCCGCCCTGGAGGCCGTCCAGGCGCGGAGGGCCGCCGGGCCGCGGGTCCTCTGGACGTGGACGTGGCCCCCGGAGGTGGAGCTACCGCCGCCGCCCGGGGACGACGGGGAGGAGTGAGGATCCCGTGGTGGTGGGGATCCTTGGATTTTTTTCGCTTAAATGTGGCCTGTATTGTTGCGCCTTATCTGACAGCACCTTAAAGGTATTTTGTCGGGGGGAGAGACCAGCCGCCCGCAAGGAGAGACACGATGACCAAGCCAACCAACAGCCCGAACCCAAACATCCGACGCAACGCACAGGCCGCGAGCCAAGCAGTCCTCAACAAGAACCGCCGCGGAGAGTGGCTCACCTCCGCCGCCGCGGAGGCTGTGGCCAACAAGTACGGCCGGGATTGCTCCCTCATGTTCAACGTCGCAAGCAGCAAGCAACACGAGCGAGCATACGGGGAGGCCGCCCTCCTGATCGCTGCAATCATCCGGTGCATCCGTGACTATTACCTCCCCACGGGTGAGGCGATCAATGGGAAGTTCATGCACGTGGAGACGCTGGCTCGACTCAACTTCCAACTCCTCGCCCAGTACGGCCGGGATCCCATGATGTACGCCGTTTGGAGCGAGGCCACGCAGGCCGACTGGACCTGATACCGGCCCCCTCCGGGGGGCGTCTACCGGCCCCCACGGGGGCCTCACACAAGGAGAGACACCATGATCAAGACCGAGAACGCGCCGCGCGAATTGTCGATGTCCGCAAAGGTGCGCCGAGAATTCGTCGCGGAGGAGCTAGAGACCGTCCAGGCGGAGATCACATTCCTAGCCGCGGACGCGGAGACCTGGACTCAGGAGGACCTGTTCCGCCTGTGCCACCGAATGAGGGCCGCCGCGGACGCGTGCCTCGTGGCCGCCTACACCTCGTGAGGGACGGCCTAGACCGCCTCCGCGCCCTCACCCCGGCGGAGGCTCTACAGCGCGCCGGGGCGGCGGAGAGGGGGCGCGGACGGTGGGGGCCGTGTCCAGCCTGTGGCGACGATCGGAGGCGGGGCGCGGTCCTCGTCTCCGCGCGTGCCTGGACGTGTCAGGTATGCCACGCCTCCGGGGACGCGATCGCCACCGCGGCGATCATGGCCACGGGGGACCGCCGCGCGCGAGGGGACTGGGGCGCCGTGGTCACGTGGGCGGAGGTCCACGGGTGGATCACGGACGACGGGATCGCCGTCCCGCCGCCGCCGCCGGTGGAGACGGTCCACGGGATCCTCCCGGACTACCCGGACGGGGTGGCCACGGAGTCCACGGCGTGGCGCCGCCACCTCCGAGACACGGACGCGCCTGTGGTGGCCTCTCTGGCCTCTCTCGCGGTGGCCGCCGGCTACCCGGACGCGGAGGCCGTCCACGAGGCCCGGAGCTACCACGAGGCCCGGGAGGCGTCCGTGGCGCGCGATCGCGCGGAGGCGTCCAGGTTGGCACGGGACGCGCGCGCCTGGAGGGCCGCCGGGGCGGAGGAGGTGGCCCGGGTCCTGGCCGCCACGGCCTGGAGGCTGTGGATTCGATCGGCCACGGTCTCCGAGACTAGACAGCGCCCCCGCCGCGCGTGGTATCGGTAGCGACACACAACAAAGAACGCCCCCCGCCGCGGGGTAAGCGGTGGGGGGCGCAGGAGATTTGACACAATGCCGAGTGACCAAGCCCGACCCGGATCCCGTACCACAGCCACGGATACGGATCAAGCCCTACTAGCTCTCCGCGCCCTCGTGGAGTGTGCCACGCATCACCCGGACAAGGTGGACGCGTGGCGCGATTGGTTGGACCGGATCCCCCTCGGGGACGGCGCGGCCCTCGTGGGCGTCCGTGAGGTGGACGTCCTCTTGGAGCGCCTGGCCTCCGTGCCTGGATACGCCTCCAGGGCCGCCGCCGCGCGTCGGATTCTTCGGAGCTACCACGAGACGGGGCCGCGGATCCGCGTCGTCCAGGGGGGCGCTGAGGCGCCCTCCGTGTCCCTCTCGGAGAGGATGGTCTCCGAGGGCTACCACGACGCCCCGGACGGCCTCGTGGTCCCGGACGGCTACCGCCTCCAGGAGGGGGAGATCGTCCGCGTGACCTCCGAGGACCGGGAGGACGTGACGGTCTCCGAGCGCCCGATCGCGATCGTGGGACGCGCCACGGACGCGGAGACCGGGGAGGCGTCCGTCTCCGTGGCGTGGCGATACGAGGGCCGGTGGATCGCGGAGACAGTGAGCCGGTACACCGTGGCGGACGCGCGCGCCCTCGTGGCCCTCTCACGCCGTGGGGCGCCGGTGGACTCCACCACCGCCTCCGAGGTGGTCCGGTGGCTCAGGCGACAAGAGAGCGCCGCTCACGGCCTCCCCTCCGTGGCGTCCATGGAGCGCCTGGGATGGACCCCGGACGGGACCGGGTACCTGTGGGGGACCACCTCGATCGGGCGCCCCGTCCACCTCGTGGCGCCGGGTGAGGGGGAGCGATCCCGGGCGGAGGGGTACCGCGCGCGCGGGACCCTGGAGGGATGGATCCGGGACGTGTGGACGCCATCCCGGGATCAGCCGGCCGGCCTCGTGATCCTGGCCGCCGTGACGGCGCCGCTTGTCCACGTCCTGGACGGCCCCGGGTGGACGCTGGACATCGGAGGCCCACCGGGGACGGGGAAGTCCGCCGCCCTCAAGGCCGCCCTCTCCGCGTGTGGAGACCCGGCGCCGCTGTGGCACCTGTGGGGGCCGAATTGGGCCGGGGTCCGTAACGCGCTGCAATTCGCCCACAGCGTCCCGTGTGTCCTGGACGATACCAAGCACACGGCCGGGGACTGGAGTGTGGTCCAGCGGGTGGTTTATACGGCCTACGATCGCGCGTCTCAGGCCCTCGGACAGGTGGGCGGCGGGACCCAGCGCGCGCGCCCCGTGAGGACGATCGTCCTCTCCACGGGTGAGAGCCGGATCGCGTCCCACTGTGCGGACGCCGGGGGCGCCGCGTCTCGTATGCTCACCCTGGACCGGGCGCCGTGGGCGGACATCGAGATCGCGCCGCGGATCCACGACGCGGTACAGGAGCACCACGGCCACCTCCTCCCCCTCGTGGTCCGGTGGCTACTGGACCACCGGGACGAATGGACGGATCTGAGGACCCAGTGGCGGGAGGTCCACCGGGCGCGGACGATGGGGGAGAGACGGGCGGACGTGATCCGCGTGGCTCAGCTTCCCGCCATGCTGGAGATCGCGGCCTCCGTGGTACGGCGCGCCGCGGCCCTGGAGGTCCCCCGGGGCCTCCTCGATCTAGCCTGGACCCTGGCCACCGCGGCGGAGGCTGAGCGGGACACGGCGGCTACCGCGTGGCGCTGTGTGGAGCAATACCGCGCCACGAGGCCGGACAGGTGGGCGGGGGTCTCGGACGCCCGGACGCCCTACCTCGGACTCCAGGCCGCGGCCGTGGTGTACTGGACCCGGGAGGGGCTAGACGAGGCCCTCCGATCCGGGGGCTACTCCGCGGCGGACGTCCTCTCGATGTGGGGTGAGCGCGGGTGGCTGGAGGCCGCCACCTCCGGGGGGTACCAGGTGAGACGGAAGATCGGAACCACCCGCGCCTGGGTCTATGGTCTCCGCCGGGACCGCGGGCCGGACGCGGAGGGGGACGCGGACTGAGCGACCCGCCACGATCCCCGCGCCGTGGGGATCGTCGGATTTATTTTCGCGTTATGTTGCTTTTATTGTTGCGCGTTATCTCTAGCCGTGTTCTTATGCTTTCACCGGAGGGACGGACCACCCGCCGGAAGGGAGAGAGAACATGACCAACGCAACCGCCGCCGCCGAAATCATCGAGATCGCAGAAAGCCTGGAGGACTGGGCGATCGCCGTGGACGGGGACGCGGACGAGGCGCTCACCCTCATCGCGATCCGCAACTGCGCCCGGGAGACCCTCCAGGACATGCGCGCCGCGTGGGGCCTCTACGCGGACGGGATCCTCCCCCTCCACGACGGGCAAATCCTCAAGCGCGCTCAGAGCATCCTGCAAAACCTGATCAACGGCTGAGACCAACCCGGCCCCCACGGGGGCCTCACACGAGGAGAGACACATGCGACGACGCAACACCACCCCCCCTACCTACCGCCCCGCTGAGGGCGCCCCCCGCGTGGAGGTCCTCCGCGCCGCGTACCTGTGCGGCCGGGACCTCTCCCCGCGCGACCACCGCGCCAACTGGATCGACGCCCTCACGGGCGACGACTACCGGGACGCCGTGGAGGCGTACCACGCGGGCCAGTCCGCGGAGTGGTCCGGGGACGATCGCGCCGTGGAGGACTTGATCCGCCTCTAGGGCGCCCCCGCCGCCACCGGCCCACGATCCCCACCACGGCGGGATCGTGGGTTTTTTTTGCGTCCGTGTTGCTTTTATTGTTGCGCGTTATCTCTAGCAGTGTGAATATACTTTCACCGGGGGGACGGACCAACCCCCGACGAAAGGAGAGACACCATGGCAGCAACCACCACCGACCGCCGCGCGGCAACCTTCACCCTCCACGGCCACCCGGACCACGGGGACGTGGACTTCATTATCTGGCCCGCGGACAATACCGCGATGGTCTCGGGTGACCTTGGCAACCAAGCCATGGACGTCCAGTCCGCGCGGGACCTCTACCGCCGCCTCCGGGCGGAGATCCGGGCGGAGGCCCGGAAGTGGGCACGCACGGCCCCATGGTAGGCCGTCCGCGCCGCGCCGCCGCCGCCCCCTCGGGGCGGTTTTTTTTTGCGTCCGTGTCGTTTTCTACTTGCGCGTTATCTCACAATGTGCCAATATACTTTCACCGGGGGGCGGGATTGACCACCCGCCTCGGGAGATGACACCATGACGACGATCGCCACCGCCTACGCCGCCCTCACCCGCCTCACGGCGGATCCCTTTGTGGCCGCCCTGGTTCGGATGGCGATCCGCGCCGTGGTGGAGTCCTGCTAACAACCGGCCCCGCGGGGCCACACGAGGAGAGAGACCATGACCAAGACCCAAGCAAACGAGACCCTCAGCCGCCGCGGCCTCACGTGGTGGTCCGATCAGTGGGAGATCGTGGACGCCCTGGCCGGGTATATGTTCGCAAGGAGTGACCGGACCCCGGAGGCGTGGGACCTATGCTGGGAGGCCGCTGAGGGCCTCCTGGAGCGGTGGGGACAGTGAGCCGCCGCCGCGCCCCCGCGTGCCTCGTGTGCCACGCGGAGACGGGCCTGGAGACGATCACGGACTACCCGGACGGGTGGCGGGGCCTCCGGTCCTACGTGTGCAGCCGCGGCCCCACGGAGTGGACGACGTGCCAGCTAGTCCTCCTCCGCCGGGAGACCATGGCTGAGCGCCGCGCCCTCCAGGACGCGGACGCGCGCCTGGCTGAGATCGTAGCAGAGGACGCCGCGCGCCTGGACGGGATCGTGGCGGAGGGCGCCGCCCACCTAGCCGCGATCGTGGCCGAGTCCGAGGAGAGCACGGAGGCCCGCCGCCCTCGTGGCAAGTCGCGCGCGCCTCGGGGGCGGTAGGTCCTCCCGGGTGAGGAGGGCCTCCACGCGTGCCAAACGACGCCGCGCGCGGGGTTCCCATCCCGGGACGTGGTGATCGATCGTCTCCAGGATCTCCGCCGCTAGTCCGAGCACGTCCACCGCCACCTCCAGGGCGGACACGGTACCACGTCCACGCGCGCCCTGTGGCCCCTCTGACGACGCGGAGGGGGTCCCCGGGTGTCGTGACACCCCCGCGGGCCACGCGCCGCCGTGGGGGCCTCCAGGGCCTCCGTGGGGGCTTGGACGCACTTGGACGCACTTGGACGCGGGAAAAGATAGGATCTACCGTAGCCCCGGACGTGGTGTCTAAATCTATCTTTTAGGATCTAAGGTAAGAATTAAAAGAAAGTCCAAGCGTGTCCAAGTGGTGTCCAAGTGGTGTCCAAGTGATAAACCAGGGATCCCCCTACACTTTCTCCCAGGTGTCCAAATTGTCCAAGTGTTTCAGGAGAGACCCACGAAATCCGGGAGGCCGCGGCGGGGGGGGTCTACGCCGGAAAAGCTAGGATCGTTCGTACCCCCCCCCCGGAGACTCAGATCCTATGGGTATATCTCAGGAAAACACTTGGACACTTGGACACTTTGACGATAGCGCCGGGAGGACGCCGACAACGCGCGCCCAACACCACTTGGACACCTCGGATTCACTTGGACACCCCCCGCGGCGGGTGAGCATGTGCTAACTAGAGCAGAGGAGAGGAGCATGACCACGCCGCGAATACTGATCGGAATCGACCCAGGACACGACGCCGCCGCCGCCGTGGCCCTCCTGGACACGGGGGATCCCGTCCTCCAGGTCCTGGCCGTTTCGAGCTACCGGAGGACACAGCGGGCCAAGGTCCGCGGGTGGACGGTGGAGACGTGGACTGCACAGGATCAGGTGGCCGTCCCTGGCGTGTGGTATAGCGTCGCCGAGCAAGCCGCCACCGGCCTAGTGGCCTGTGTCCGATACGTGGGCAGGATGCACCCAGAGACCCCCGTGGTGGCCGTGACGGTGGAGGGCGCCCGATGGGGTGGGGGAGAGGGCCGGCGCCGGACGGCGGCCTCTATCGCGTCCCTCGCCACGTCCAGGGGGCGGATCCTCCAGGCCCTCCACGCCGCCGGCTACCCGGCCACGTCCGAGCCCGTGGCGGCGGAGTGGCGCCCCCGGGTCCTCCGGGTCTCCGGGGCCTCCTCGGGGGAGGCGTCCAAGCACGCCGCGATCGCCTGGGTCACGGGCCGCCGCGTCCTCCGCCGGGACGTCCCGGACTGGAGGGTGGCGTGGCCGGAAGCGTTGACCTGTCAAGACCACGAGGCGGAGGCCGCGTGTCTCGCTGTGTGGGGGAGGCCCGCGTGACCCGTCCTTTACGGTCCCCGTGTGGCCGCCTCCTGGAGGACCGGGAGGCGGAATTGGTCCGTATGCGGTCCAAGGGCTACACGTGGAGCATGATCGGGGACCACCTCGGAGTCACGAGACAGCGGGCCTATCAGATCGGCAATAAGCCCCACGTAAAGGCGACGATCCAGGACTTCGCACGGGACCACCTGGAGGCCGCGCGGACGCGACTATCCGAGGGCTACTGGGTGGCAGTGGACGCCATGATCGAGATCGCGAGCGACAAGGACCACCCTCAGCGCCTGGCCGCCGCGCGCCACCTCGTCCAGGCCGTGGACGGGATCCGGGCGGAGGTGGTGATCTCGGACGTGGAGGCACGCCACCGCGCCGCCGCGATCGCCGCGTCCCTCTCGGACGAGGACCTCCAGATCGCGGAGGCCGCCCCCCTCACCCTGGAGGGGGAGTAGTTGCGCGCGCTACCGTTGCGCGTTAATGCCTTGCATGTATGCAAACGACCCAAGGAGATCGACCCATGCCACGCGGACGCAGCCCCCTCACGATAGCTCAGATCATGGCCGGGATTGACCCCGATCGCCCCGTGACCGCGGACGGCCTAGCCGCCGCCGCCGGTACCTCCAGGCGCACGGCTCAATATCGGATCCGCCGCCTCCGGGCGGAGGGTCTACTCTCCCCCGTGGACGGGGAGACCACCGGCCCGCGTGGTCAAGGCGTCCGCGCGGAGTATACTCTCACCGACACGGGACGCGCGGCCCTGGCCGCCGCCCCCTAGACCCGGCGGCCCCATGCCCACGATCCGCGATCGCGTCCTCTCATGGTTAGACCTCACCCCACCCCCGGAGACCCCGCCGGACGAGTCCCGCGCGGACTCCGTGATCCAGTCCTCCGCCATGGGGTTCGGGATGGCCGGGAAGGACCGCGTGGACGAGGTGACGCCTAAAAGCGGGCTCAGGTGGTGGTCACAGGCTCAGCTTGTCCATAGCTACATGAGAGGAGGGATCGCCCGACGACTGGCGATCGCGCCACCCATGGACGCGATCCGCCACGGGTACACCGTGACCACGGACACGGAGGAGGAGGAGACGGTCCCGCGCGCCCTCCACGTCCGCCGCGCCGCCCTCCAGGCCCGACAGTACGCCCGGGCGTTCCGGGGCGCCCTCGTCTACGTGAGGGTAGACGGCGATCAGTCCGCCCCCCTCGGAGACGGCCCCCACGAGGTCCGAGCCCTCCACGTGATCATGCCCTCCGAGGCCACCCCCTCCGCCCTCTCACGACAGGCGGACGTGGATCGGCCGGACTGGACGGCCCCCGAATTCTGGGACCTCCACCCGACGCGGCCGGGTCTCACCTTCAGCGGGGAGCGCCGGGTCCACGCGTCCCGCGTGATCGTCGTCCCGGGCTTGGACGTCCCGCTGGACGTGACGCCGCCTGATGACGGATTCCAGGCCGCGGTCCTGGACGTGTACTGGGAGAGTCTCCGAAATCTTGAGGTGGTGACATCCTCCACCACGTCCCTCATGTCCGAGCGATCGGTGGCCGTCTATGAGCAGGACGGGAACGGCGCCGCCTCCGGGCGTGACGGCGTGTCCTGGCTGGACCGCCTCCGCGCCCTCCGCCGGGCTACCTCGGTCCTCGGGGCGATCACCCTCCCGCCGGGGTGGAAGGTCTCCCGGACGGACGCGACGATCACCGGGTGGCGAGACGCCAAGGTCTCCGCGTATGAGGACGTGGCCAGCGTGGAGGGGATCCCCCCCGCGGTGGCGATCGGTACGCCGCCGGCCGGGATGACCTCGGACGATCAAGCCTCACGCCGGACGTACCACCGCCTCCTGGACGGACAGGAGCGGCCGATCCTGGAGGACGTGATCCTCCGGGTCCACGAGATCGTCCACGGCCTAGACGAGTCCCGCCGCATGATCTGGCCCGCCCTGGAGGAGCCCACCGCCGTGGAGCGCGCTCAGATCTCCGCCACCCTGGCCCAACGGGACGCGGCCCTCTACGCCGCCCAGATCGTGGAGCGTGACGAAATCCGGGGCCGCCACCTCGGGGACCGGGAGATCGAATACCTCCAGATCGATCCGACCCTGGACGACGCCGCGGACGCGATCGAGGTGGACCCGGGAGAGGACACGGCCGCCACCCTGGAGGAGATCCTCCGCGCGGACGCGGAGACGTACCGCCCCCCGGAGTCCGCCCGCAACAACGCCCGCCGCGTCCTCAAGTGGCGGGAGGAGCACGGGGACGAGGTGGCCGGGATGACCCGCGTAGGATGGACCCGCGCGCGTCAGCTAGCCGAGGGCCGCCCCCTCTCCCGGGAGACGGTGGGAAGAATGGCGGCATTTGAGCGCCACCGCAAGAATTCCGAGGTGGCGCCGGAATACAAAGACACCCCCTGGAGGGACGCCGGCCGCGTGGCGTGGCTTGGATGGGGCGGGGACTCCGGGGTGGCGTGGGCCGCCCGGATCGTGGCCCGCGGGGACGCGGAGGACAAGAGCACGCCGGCCAAGCCCTCCGAGCGGATCAAGGGCTCACGGACCAACCCGCGCGGGACGGCCTCCGGGTCTCGTGGCGGGATCGAGGTCTCCGAGGAGACTGAGGCCGCCCTCCGGTCCAAGGTGGACGAACACAACGACGGCGCCACCGAGGGCCGCCGGGTGGATCTGGGTATGCTTAAAGCCGTCTACCGCCGCGGGGCCGGGGCGTTCTCCACCTCTCACCGCCCCGGGATGACCCGTAACCAGTGGAGCATGGGGCGCGTTAACGCTTTCTTGCACCTCGTGAGGACGGGGAAGCCTCAAGACGCGGACTACACCGGGGACAACGACCTCTTACCCAAGGACCACCCCCGATCCACCCGGGAGGGGTAGCTGTGCCCGTCCAGCGTGTGAGCCCGGACGCGGAGGGCCGCCCCGGCTACCGGTGGGGAGAGTCCGGCGCCGTGTACCGCTACACCCCGGGAGACCCTCGGGGACGACGCCGCGCCCACGCCCTGGCCGCCCGTCAAGGCCGGGCCGTCCTCGCACGGAGGGCGGACGCACGAGACCCCCGGAGGCCCTCGGATCGCGCGTACCGCCGCGCCGCCGTGGCATACGTGGACGCCCTGGAGAGGTGGATCCTCTCCGTGATCCGCGGGGCTATGGCCGCCGCCCGGGCGGACGAGGACGACGAGGACCCGGACGACATCACGGCGGAGACAGACCTGGAGGAGATCCGCCGTCAAGCGGACGCCGCCTACGCCGCGCGCCTGGAGGTCCAGCGCCGCGCCCTCCTCTCCCCCGGAGACGGTGGACCCCCCGCGCCACCCTCGGAGGAGGAGATGGCCCGGATCCTCACGCCGGCCTCCCGGGTCTCCACGTCCTCCGCGCGCCGTGAGCTACTCCGAGCCGGCGCGGACCCTGAGCGCCTGGACGTCCGCCTGGGTCTAGCCTCAGACGCGGGGATCCCGGAGATCGACATCATGCCCACGGAGTACGAGGCGCGGCGGATCGTGTCCTTTGCCTCGGAGGGGGTCAGCCTGATCTCCACCGTGGGCGCGGACCTCCTGGACTCCGTGGACGTGGTACTGGCTCACGCCGTGAGGGACGGCCTCCGATACACTCAGATCCGAGACCTCGTGGAGGCCCGGACGGGGATCTCCACCCGCCACGCGGAACTGATCGCCCGAGACCAGATCGGCAAATTGAACGGGAAGATCGTACAAGACACCCAGGCCGCCGCCGGGGTGGAGTCCTACACGTGGCGGACGGCCAACGATCAACGCGTCCGAGGCAACCCCGCCGGCCCCTATGCCAAGAGCAGACAGGACCACTGGGGACTCCGTGGCACGGTCCACCGGTGGGACAAGCCGCCCCGCCGCGCCGGCCCGTACGGGGAGCCGGCCCACCCGGGAGAGTCGATCCAGTGTCGATGCTACGCGGAGGCGATCCTGCCGGATGACCTCAAGCGCCCCTCACGAGGCGCGCGGGACGTCATGCGACAGATGGGACCACGAGGGCGCGCCCAAGACCCGGACGCCCCCCTCGTGGACGTCACGGGCGCCACCTGGAGGGACGAGGCCGGGGCGCCGCTGGACCGCGCCGCGCCACGCCGTCCAGGCGCCGCGATCCCCCGATCCGTGGGCGGCCACGTCGTGGAGGACACCACCCGGCCCACCATGACCACCACGCGGATCGTGGACGACGGGAGGCGCGCCGTGGCCATGATCTCCGCCTGGGTCCGAGGCTCACGATCCAAGGCGTCCAACGCGCTCAAGATCGCCGCCATGGATGAACTAGGCGGAGGCGGGATCCCGTATTCCCGGCGGTCCTGGACGTACTCCGCCCGGGACATCGACAGGACGCGCGCGGCCACGCGGACGCTATACGAGGAGACCCAGGCCGCCCTCCGCGCCACGGGGCGGGATACCGTGACCCTGTACCGCGGGATCCGATCGGAGTACGCCGTGGAGGGGGCGATCGAGGCGTGGACCTCGGACGTGGCCACGGCGCGCAAATTCGCCGGCCCGGACGGGTATATCCTCACGGAGGAGATCCCGATCGATCGCGTCCTCACCTACTCCGGCGGCCCCCGGTGGAAGAATGGACCGTGGGGGGAACAATACGAATTCTTGATCCTCGGGAGGAGACCATGAGAGAGAGGACAGTCCAAGCCACGGACGCGGACGGACGGCCGATCACGGTCACACTTTACACCCCGGAGACCCCGGAGGACGTGGAGATCCTACGCCGCCGCGCCACGGAGGAGGGCCTGGACGATCGGACGTCGATGGCCGACGGGGCCACACGACGCGGCACAAGATGACGCCACGCGCCGCGCGCGTGTTAGGGTGGCCACGTGGAGGACCTCATGGCTCAGACGTACCTCAAGATCCAGACCACGCCGCCACCGGCCGATCATGTGATGGACTGGATCCTCTCCCTCGGAGAGATCGCGGACGCCGTGAGCGCCCACGAGGTGGAGGCCCTGATCTCCATGGGTCACGCGGTCCAGGTGGCCGCCCTGGCCGCCCTGGCCACGCCGCCGGGAGACCTCCCCCCGGGCGCGCCCCCACCCGCTGAGCCGGACGCGGCCCGCGCGTGGCTGGAGACCCACGGCGCGATCGCGGACGATGCGAACGCCGGAGGACGTGAGGCCCTGATCGCCGCCGGGGAGGCCGTCCCGATTATGGCCGCCCTCCTCGTGATGCAGTGCCCCGCGTGGCTTGAGACCATGATCCGGGAGGCTATGCCATGAGTCCGATCGACATCACACGCGCCGCGGCCTCCTCCGTGGCCCTGGCCCTCTCCCTCGTCCCGGACGATCGGGTGGCCGGATTCGCCCGACCCGTGGCGGAGATCCCCGCCATGGTGGACCGGGTGATCCGCCGCCGCGGACGCATCCAGGGACAAGCCCGCGCCGTGGGCGCCTGGGTGGACATCCTGGACGACGCGATCCCCGGCGTGGACGCTGTGATCCCGGAGGAGGTCCGGGACGCCCTGATTACCGTGGGCGTGTGGGCCGCCGCCGCGATCGGTGGTCTCGTGGAGGCCCGCGCGGAGGAGGGCCGCCCCGCCAAGACCCCCGCCAAATTCGATCACCTCACGCTCCAACCTCACGCGGTCAAGGTGGAGCCATGAGAGAGATCGCCGCCCTCGTGATCCACCACGCCGCCGCCGTGACCACCCTGGAGGAGATCGACAGGTGGCACCGCGCGCGCGGGTGGCGTGGCGTGGGGTATCACTATGTCGTGGAGGCGGACGGCCGCCTCCGCCTCGGACGCCGTGAGGACGAGATGGGGGCTCACGCCGCCGGACGCAACCAGGACACGATCGGGATCTGTGTCGCCGTGGACGCGCGGGACGGGATCCCCTCCGCCTCGTGGGATCAGCTTGTGACCCTCACGCGTGACCTGATGAGGCGCCACGGGCTCACGGTGGACGACGTGATCCCCCACTATCAGATCGGATCCACGGAGTGTCCGGGATTCCCGATCGAGGACCTATACGAGGCGATCGATCCGAGGGGGACCGCGTGACCGCCGCCGCCGTGATCCTCACACTGGCCGCCCTCGTGACCCTCGGACGCCGTGGCCACCGCCGCCGCCGTGACGATCAAGATCGGGCGCGCCGTGAGATCCTAGCCATGGCCGCCGCCACGTCCTCGGACCTGGCCGCCCTATCTTCACGCCTGGACGCGCTCCGTGAGGATCTGGACGTCCTCCGGGACATCGTGATCGCGGTGGCATACCCGGAGACGCGGGACACGCCACCTCAGGGAGGACAGCGTGAGCGATCCTGAGCTACGCGCGACACGGAGAGACCAGCGGGAGCGCCTCCGCCGCGCCGCGGAGGAGGGCGGATCCGCCGCCCTCGTGGAGGCTTTCGTGGACCTCCAGGCCGATCACCTTGACGAGATCTCCAACCTCGGACGGGAGATCCGATCCATGGCCGATCGGGTGGCGTCGATCGTGGAGGCATCCATGAGACAGGCGGACGCCCTGGAGGCGGACATGGCCGCGCGCCGTGAGACCACCGCCTGGATCCGTGGCGCCCTGTCCTCACGGTGGGGCGTGGCCGTCGTGACCCTGGCTCTACTCTCTCAAGGGATCGGATCCGCGGTCCTGATCGGTGGGGCGGCCTATCTCCTCGGGGTCCGTGGCGTCGTGGACCTCGTGACGCATACGATCGGGCCGTCCGTGCCGATAGGTCCGAATTGACCCCGGCCCCCTCGTATGGTAGGCCGTGAGGTATGGACGCCACCCCTCACGATACGCCACGCGCCGATCGCGCCCTACTCCGATCCCCCGTCCGCCTGGACTCGGGATCCGTGAGGTATGATGCGATCCTCACGTCCGCGGGGACGCGTCTCAGGTACGCCCACGGGGAGGAGACGGTGGCCGCGGAGGCCCTGGAGGACCCGGAATATCTGGAGGCCCTCCGAGGCGTCCCGGTGATCCTAGACCCCGATCTCCACTGGCCCGGCGTGAGGGTGGACGACAACGGCGCCGCGATCGTGGGGACCGTGACGCGCGCGGACTATCGGGACGGCGCCCAGATCGTGGAGATGACCCTCCACGCCCCGGACGCGATCAAGTGGATCGAGGACCACAAGGACGGCCCGGATCGACCCGGCGTCTCCGTGCGGTATGATGTGGCCGACATGGACGGCCACGTCCAGCGCCGCCGCCGCGCCCCGAATCACGTACTACTCACCCTCCACCCGCGAGACACCACCGCCCGGATCCGGGCTGACGAGGACACCATGACACCAGACGAGATCCGGGAGGCCCTGGCCCCCCTTTTCGAGCATCTACAGGAGGCCCTCCAGGAGATGGGGGGACGCATGGACGCCATGAAAGAGGCCCTCAAGGCCGACGCCATGCACGAGGACGACCCGGCCGCGGACGCCATGCACGAGGACGAGGACCCACGCGCGGACGCGCGGATCCGTGTCCACGCCGTGGAAAAGATCGCCCGCGTCAAGGGGATCGACCTCCCGACTGAGGCCACCCTCTCCGAGTGTGAGGCCCTCGTGGTGGAGTCCCTCGGACTCCGCGCGGACGGCCTGGACGCCGCCGCATACCTGGCCGCCCTCTCTCACCTCGTGGACGAGGCCCCCGCGGCCCCGGCCCCCGCGCCCCGCGCGGACGGCCTCCGTGGGCGCCCCGTGCCCGTGACCCCTCCCGCCGCGTCCTCGGACGTGGACGCCATTTTCTCCTCACTCTGATCGGAGGCTCTAAATGCCACTCTCACAAATTCGGGGCCGCGCCGGTCAAGCGATCGGCGCCCGTCTCGGTACCGAGTACACCGCGGACGATCTAGCTAAGATCGTGACCTCTGGACGCGCCTCAGCCCCCGTGGCTCAGGTCTCCACCGTCACGGTGGACAGCGCCCAAAACTCCACGCTTTACAGCCTGGACATCCTCCCCCCGGGCTATGAGTCCCCGATCGTGGTGTCCTTCACCTCGGACGGTACCGCCACCACGGCGGAGATCGCCGCGGGCCTCGGGGCCGCCGTGGACGCGGACGCCGCCGCCTCGGGATGGTTCGACACCGGCGTCGTGAGCAACGTCCTCACGCTCACGGGTAACGCGCCCGGGATCGCGGTCTCCGTGACCTCCAGCGCCGCCTCCGCCTCGGACCTCACGATCGCCACGGCTACCGCCGCGGCCTCGGGTGGCTCGCACACCTTCGGGCGCGTCGTCAACCTGGCCACCTTCGACGCCGCCTCAGGCGCGTGGAACGTGAGCGCGGCAGCCATGCCCACGCGCGCGTCCCTCGTCCTGGCCGCGGTCCACGACGCCGGCGCGACGTACACGATCACGATCTCCGTGGTCAACGCCTACACGGGCGCGGCCCAATTCCCCAACGCGATCAGCTTCGCAGCCGGCGCCTCCGCCACGGCTACCGCGGCCAACGCCGTGACCGCGTTTGACGCGGTGTTCGGGGCCGGCGCCACGGCCACCAGCGTGGCCGGATCGGACATCACGATCACCGTCACGATCGCCGCGCCAAATCAGATCGGACAGATCGTCGTCCCTCCCGCCGCGTCCGGTGGTGGTGGTTCGGAGGATTTCGACCTCACGAGCACGGCGCCACTCCGTGAGGCTATCCGATCGGGTGTGGTCATGGACTACGACGTGACCCCGCCGGCCTCGTTTGGCGTGAGCCCCACGGCCACCCAGGC